GGCTGACCTTCCTTGCTGTGTCCTTTAGGGAATGTAATTGTTTTACTTGTTTCAATGTCTGTAGCCCAAAAGTCTTTACCTGCAGGTGCAGGATCTATAAACATCTTCTTAACCCAAGCATGTCCAGCACCACCTGGGTTTGTTGTAGCTCTCATGTACAAGCCTAGCTGTTTACCATGTGCGCTACGAAGACGTGATCTCATATAATCCCAAGCGTAAGATGTAGGCCATTGAGTAAGTTCATCAAACCCAATCCAGTTAAATGCCTGTCCTTGATACCTAGTAACGTCTGTATCTTTATCCAGATAAGACATCCATAGTCGTCCACCTCTAGGTGATATCCACTGTGACTTACGTTCTGACCATTTGATCCCTGGTATCGCACGTGGGTATAACTCCTGTGACTTCTGTATTAGTTCCCTTAGTTCTTCAGTCGTGTGTCGTACAAGGAGTCCAGAGAAGTTTGGATCGTTAAGGCCGTGTAATGGATCTGCCAACATAGCATATGATTTACCACCACCTGCTGCCCCTCCGTATAGTACCTCTCTCTCAGATGAACTCAAGAAAGATGTCTGTGGACCCTCATTAGGTTTAAAGACAACTTCCTGTGCTTCATCTACGTCATACTCAGGTGCTACTACCTGCGCTGGGATAGGTTTAGTTTGGGGGGCTTCTATCTCCGCTGGCTTCTGAGTATGCTCCGACTCCTTGTGTTTCGAGCTTCTCGATTTGCGAGAGCGTTTCTTGGAGCCACTTGGCAAGCTTACGTTTAATTGCAGATGCTTTTCTACGTTTTTGCTCAACTTCTATTCTCTTCTTTAGACCCATGTGTGATATGTATCGGTCTGCTTCTTTGCTCAACCACTGAGCTACTGCTCTGTAACTATACTGCTTTAGGTGTTGCTTTGCAAGCTCTAATGCATCTAATTCATGTTCTACTGGAACAAGCAGTCTATCGTTATCTGGATCAAGTACATAGCCAAACGGAACCTTTATAGTAGTCCTAGCTATTACGTGCCATTGTTTGTTGTGTCCTTTGGGTGGCAGAGGTAACTGCCAGAATCCCAGTTCTCTTTGAGGTATTATTCGTTTGTACCTTCTTTAGGTGGTAAATAAAAAATGCCACCTCCACTGGTGACATCTACCTTGTCTACTTTACCAAGACCTGCTCTATCAAGCACGTCCTTGGCGGCTATCATTTTTTCTTTGATACCCAACTGAGTGGGATCTTGCAAAGCGCCCATAAGCGCGAAAGCAGCTTTCGGGGCAGTCCTAGCAAAGTAAGTCCTAGTTTTTTCAGCGATTTCATCTTTAAGTGCCTCCACTATAGAAGTTGTACTGGAGTTGTCACCATACCCAGCTATCTTCTTAGCTTGTACAACGTCACCTCCAGCATCATCAAATAATACATCCAAGAACTTTTGTTGTCTTTCAGTTAGCGTCCTTGCCATAAATTACGTTCCTTATTTGTGATCTGCCTATGCCTAGATCATTTAGTTGTTTGTCATCCAACATGTGTAGTATTCTAAAGTCTGCACGTTTCTGCTGTCTGATTACGTGGTTATCCCACATTCTTTTTAGTAAGTGTTTCATGTACTTTCTCCTTGTTTGTACAAGGGTAGTTATACATAAAACTAGGTCAGGTAGTAGTACCTATTACTGCATACCCGATATGTTACTTACCTTTTTTCATTGGACGTGAAGCAGGATTAGATGCACCACACATTGCCATGCCGCCTTTGGTGTAACCCATCTTCTTAGCCATACCGCCATCCATCATGCCCATCTTCTTAGCCATGCCACCATACATGTAGCCCATCTTCTTAGCTACGGCTGGTGCTTCTTTCTTTAGTGCTTTCATACCGTCGTTCATCTTTTTCATTATTTCTTCCCTTTTGCTTTCTTTTTAGCTGTTGCACTTAGCTCTTTGAAGTGAACTAATTGTTTACTATTCTTACCGTGTGTCTTACCTGAATGGAGTTGTCCGTTAGGCATCTTGTGCATACTACCCTTATGCTCAGTGCCGTCTTTAAAATAGTGAGGCATACCCTTAGCCATTATGATTTCCTTTTCTTACCTGATGCGGTTACAGACCATTTGACTTTCTTTGGTCCTGTCTTCTTTGCTGCTTCTGCTTTACTAATTCTACTTGCTACCTTTGCTGGTCTACAAGCTGGGTATGGTCTGCTACTGTCCTTAACACTTTTACGCCCACACTCTTTGCCTGTCTTTACG